TCGCGCGCACGTTGATGCCACGGAACTCGCAGTCGCCGGTAAAGGCCGTGCCGGTGGCCGTCAGGGTGACGACAGGCGAGGCTTCGGAGAGTGCCATGACGCCGCCGTCCGGGTCGACCAGCGGCACACCGACGCCACCGCTGGCGGACAGCGTCGAGCGCAGGAACGGGAAGACGCGCCCCTGCGAGTCGCGCAGACCGATGGGGGCGCCGTCGTCGTTGACCAACCACGCGAGTTCGGTGGCTCGGGCGGTGCGAAGGGTGTTGCTCATCGTGTTTCCTTCAGGCCGTCAGCTCGGCCGTTCATGGGGAGTTGTAGCCCGTGAACATGGACATCACGTCGCGAAGACCGCGCACGTTGACGTCGCCCATCGTCTTGGCAGCATCGGCAGCCACTGGCGCCGCCGCAGCCGCCTGCGCCTGGGCCGCGGCCTGCGCTTCGGCCTCCATGCGCTCGGCAACCACTTCGTCGTCGTTGACCAGTTCCGGGTTGACGCCGAACATGTCCGCATAGTCGTCGATCGCCTGCGCTGCGTTGATCTTGTGTCTCACCTCGGGCCACAGCTGCACCATCGCGGACGCGGTGTTGATCAGCCTGTCTGCGCCGCCCGCGGCAACCATGCGTTGAGCCTGCGCCAGAGTGCTGATGAACTCGACCTGGATATCGCCCTGATCCGCCAGCTCTGGCGGCACGGGCGGCAGGATGCCCGCCTCCCATGCGTAGTCGAACGCCAGGTCGATCATCGGCGAGAGCAGCTCGTTGTGCAGGCGCTCCAGCACCGGCCCGAGCATGAGCAGCTTTTCCTCGTGCTTCTCCGCAACCTCGGTCGCGGTCACGTTGGCCCGGCGGTCGTGCTGCCACATGAGGAACAGATCAGCGTAGTAGGCTCCGCGGATGCGGTCGCGCACCTCCTGCATGTCTTCGCGCAAGTGCTGCAGGTTGAGGTTGACGTCGAACGCACTGCGCACCGCGTTGCCCGGGCCAGCCATGTCGACGTGGAACACCCCGCCCGGCAGCCTGGCGGAGGCGTCCTCCTTGTAGGTGGACGGCACGACGATCGGTGGGTTGGTCTGGTAGTCGATCGCCTGCGCCTTGCGCAGCTGCTGGTGCTGCAGCTGCTTGACGTCGCCCAGACACTCCATGCCGGGGCTGTAGCCGTAGACGTCGTCTGGCGTCACAGCCCACCTGGGCGCCAGCACGGGGAAGCGCTTGAACCCCGATTCGCGAAGCCACTTGCCAGCCCCGGTCTCCGACTTCTCGTAGTAGCACGAGGCCCACGGCATGTTCTTGGCGTCGGACTTGCTCGCGTCCCGCATCCGCCGCGGTTGGATGATGTGGTGAACCTCGACGCGCTTGTCGTAGGCTTCCGACGCCCACAGGTTTTGCACCGTCTGGCTGCAGTTCTCCAGGCCGAACTCGTCGACCATCTGCCACACCGTCAGCTCGAACTCACGCACCAGCGTGTCGACCTCGCCCTTGTAGTTCGTGCCGAGGGCGTAGGACCCGATGGTCAACGGGTAGTGGTGGATGACGTTCTCGAAGTCTGGCAGCACGATCGACGCGGCCGTGCCGAAGGCGCCAAGCTCACCGTACATCTGGTGCAGAGCCCGGTAGGTGTTGCTGGCCGAGAAAATAGCCCTCAGCATTTCGGCGCAGTCGTGCAGCCACTTCTTCACGCGCGCCCGCTCGGCCAGTTGCTTGTCGCGGATGGTCATGCGGAACCACGGTCTGGCCGGGGAGGTCATGCCCGACATCAACCCCGACTCCAGCGTGCGGATGCCGAACATCGCGGTGTTGTCGAAGATGCTGTTGTGCTTCTTCCCGCCCTTGTTCGTGCCCGATGCGACGTAGCGCCCTGTGCGCGGCATCTGGTACGTGCTGATCTCGCGCCAGTGCTCGCGCCAGGTGGACATCTCCGTCCACAGCGCACTCTTGCGCTCGGCCGCGCGTTCGACCGGGTTCTTCATGCTCGGCCGCCAAGCATGTAGAAGGCGAGCGCCAGCGCGCCGCCGGTGGCGGCGCCCAGCCCCAGCCAGGCCAGCGAAGTCACCAGAAACGACACGAGGCGGCGCGGCACGATCAGCCCCCCAGCAGGGTCGTGTTGCCGGTGTTCATGCTCGACTGCGGCACGCCCTGCGTCCCGGTCAGCCATGTCCCGCCGGCCATCGGCGCGCCGGTCGGCTTCTTGCGCCGGGTCTCGGTGATCGAGTCCGGTTTCTTCGTTTCCTGGGGCTCGTCGGGCTTGACGATGTCGGGGGAAGAAAAGCACATGGAAGTCGTCCTCAGATGTAGGTCGGCGGTGCCGGACGGCGCGGGATCGACGCGGTGCCACCGGTCGGCGACGCGGCAGCGTCGCCTTGCTCGCCGCGCTGGGCACGCTGGGCACGGACGCGGTCTTCGGTTAGCAACGTGCTGCCGCCGACGCTGCCAGGGGCACCGGCTGCAGATACCGGCATGCTTGCCCCGACGCTGGGTGCCGCACCTCGGCGCACAGTGCACATTAGCTGCTCCTGATGTGGTCGAGCGGGTTATACGCGAGGACCGCGTCATTACGCGCACCCCGCTCGATCACGTGGCGCTTCGGCACGTCGATATAGGCCTGCACGTAAGCCGTCGCGCGGTCAGGGCTGCGGCCTACCCGCTTGACGATCTCCTCGCGGCTTTCGACCTGGATCGTCGTGCCTTGCATGCTCCAGCGCGGGGTGCACAGCTCGGCCGCCAGCTTTTCGTCCGGCGGCAGCACGAGCCCCACGTTGTTCGCCGGGTCGAGCGCTTCGCGGAACAGCCACCACATCTGGCTGCGCATGTTTGCAAACGTCAGCCGGCCGGTGCGGTCGGTGGTGGTGGCCCTCTCCGACACGTTGAGCCCCAGGACCGGCTGGTTCGTGGACCGCAGGAAGTCGTAAGGGCTGGCCCCGACTCCGATCACGTCGATGATGATCACCGCGCTGTCGCGCATGGCCGCCAGCACCTGGCCCACAACGGCCGGCCCGTCCGGTGTCTCCGACCCTGGGTAGACCAGCGGCTCGTCGAACCAGAATCCGCCTTCGTGGTGCCGATGCTTGCGGGCGATCGTCGTGCTGTCCTTGCCCCCGCGTGCGACGTCGACGCCCAGCGTCAGCATCTCGCCGAGCTTGGCAGGCCTGCGCCAGCGCGCCATCGCCGCGTTGACCCATGCCGTCGGTATGACCTGCCACGGGTCGTCGGTCATGCCGGCCTCGAAGTCCCCGTAGAGCATCTGCGACCGCAGCGGCTCGGGCATTGCCTGCAGCACTCTCATGTAGCCGCTCCTTGCAAGATATGGGTTGTCCGATATGCGCGACGGGATGAACGTGCGCGACTGCGGGGTGACGATGTCCTCGGGCCGGTAGTCGTCGGGGTTGAAGTCGAAGACCAGTTTCCCGCCGGCTATGACGCACGGACGCGCGTCCTTGACCCACTCGTAGCGATAGGTGTCGTTGTCCTGCGGCACCGTCACGACGTAACGTATCTCGCCCGGCGGCGTGGGATACAGCGGGTGCCGCTTGTTGATCCACGGCCCGAAGAACTCGACGATCCAACGCCCCTCTGCGCTCGTCGGTGGGTTGAATGTCAACAGCGCCTGGCTGCGCACGCCAGCGCGCGTCGTGCGGTTCCAGCCCAGCAGAAAATTGACCTGCGATTCGAGGAAGTTTGCGGCCTCGTCGAAGCAGAGCAAGTCATGGGGGTTGCCCTGGTGCTTCGTCTCATCGCCTGGGTTCGGGCACGACCCGAATTCGATGTCGACGCGGCGCGGGCCGGCGCTGGCCCACCGCTTGTCCTGCCCGTTGTAGCCGTCGCGACCACCCAGCAGGCGCTCAAGCCGGCGGATGATGCCCTTGAGCTGCGTGGCCTCGCGGCGCATGATCAGCACCTCGTGGTGCTGCGTCAGTGCCTTGCCGAGCGCTAGCTCCGTCTTGCCGCCGCCGGCTGCGCCGCCGTACCCGATGACGTCGGCCTTTGAGTTGAGGGCCATCGTCTGCGGGCCTGGCAGCGGCCTCCACAGCACTTCGCGCATGTCCTGCGCGACCAGGGCCTGCAGCTCGGCCTGTTCCGCCGGTGTCAGGTAGCGGAACAGCTCGCCCAGGTCATCCGATGTCACTGGCATCACGCCTCGCGCGTGCGGCCTCCAGCAGCGCCGCCACGCGCGCCACACGGTCGGTTTCCGGCACCTCCGGCGACAGCGGCGAACCCTCCGCGCCAGTCAGCTCGGTGCGCTCGGCAAACCGAGCCTTGCGGTAGCCCTTGAGCGCGAACATCAGCAGGGCATCAGACTTCTTGGATACGGTCAGCGGTATCAGCTTGCCCTCGCTGTCGCGCACGGGTTGCATTCTGACGTTGCCGCTTGCGTCGAGCACAACGACGCCTTCCTCGTCGAGCACGGGCTCCATCAAGTACTGCAGCGCGCCCTTGTACACCACAGGCTCGGCGTAGCCGTCGCGAGCCCGACGGACCATCTCCGTCTCCAGGTCATCGTGGCACTCTTCGATGGCCTCTTCTACCGCTGCGGCGAAGTCGACGTCAGCCTTGCGCCTGTTGTAGACGGTCTGAGGGTTGACGCCCACGACGCGCGCAGCCGACGACACCTTGCCGGTCTGGCGCAGGGCGGTCAGGAAGGGCTGGGTCCAGTCGAGCATGCCGCGGACTGTAGCCGTGGAGCTGCTCCATACGCGCACGCCCGCCGCGGCGCGGTCACCAGCGCGCCCTGCCGGTCACCACGCCGCGGCGGCGGCCGCTGTAGATGTCGCGGCACCCGCGGATCGACACCTCGAACTTGCGCGCCAGCCAGGCCCACGAGTACCCCTCACGCCGCAGCGCGATCAGCAGCTCCGCCTCGTGGTCGCTGAGAATCGCAAGGTGGTGCTGCTCACCGACCGGGTAGGCGCGGCCGCCGGGTGCGCGCTGTTTTTTGCGCGATGCTCTCTTTGCTGTTTTTTGCACACTGGCCATGGTCTAGTTCCTCACCCTCCTCACTCACTCACCCCTTCCACCCCCCACTTTTCCAACTTTCCTTTCCAGCTTGTCTATACATGTCTATACATCTTCCCTATACCCCCGGGGGTATCCAGTATCTCACTTTCACCACCTAAGACTTACAAGGGTGAGGAAGGTGAGGAGATGA